ATTGAACATCGCCATCTTCCTCTGCGCTTGATTTGAGGCGGCCCGTCTTGCCTTTTTTCTTCAAGCCGTCCATCACAGCTAACATTAGCGCCGATTTTTTACTTTCCATTTACGCGCTCGATTGTTTAAGAACCAAGAGGAATAGAAGTCCAGAACCTTTCGGTAATTCTGTAGGAGTTCCTGCTACATTAAACTGGAAGGTAACAGATTGCCCTGCGCCTCCAGCCGAAATAGGAAGAACCGTTGAACTACCTATTGTACTTGCCTCTAATTGACAACCTACATAAGCCGGCGATAAAGTAGACGGTATCATAGACTTTACATCTATGGATAGCAACGCATACCACGCTTCCTGAAGGATTAAACTATAGTTACCAGTTGAATTACGAACAATACTCTTAACAATTCCTGACGGAACTGTGGGTAGAGATAAAGTTCCATAACCATCTATAACGGTAGCGTAACCGTCAACCAACCAGGAACCTGGTCGATCTGTTTGTAAAACTGCATAGCCCCAACTATCTGCCATATATTATTCTCCTTCTTTTTTCAGAATTATGGGTTAACGTTGATAACAATGTTTGAACCCGGTTTCTCGCAAACCATAGCTCCGAAAGAATAGAATCTAATTTCGAGACCATCAGCAGAAGCGGTACGAAGCATATCGAGACCATCAAGGTTGAATAATGAAACTGGATCTGGACCTACGTGCAGGAACTTCCAGGTATCAAGATCAAGACCAAACATTCTATTTGGTAGACAGTTGTTGTCAGGAAGAACTTGGACAGTACCTTGCGCGGTCATTAGTTCAACGCCCGGAAATGATACATCAGGTTCTTCGCCTTCGCCGATTGCGACATCAATTATTGTTTTCGCCGCTTGGCTTCGTAGTAATTGCGAATATTTGTTGAATGGAACAAAGAAGTTTGAAACTTGATTGCGCCCCATTCCGCCGCCTTGTTTGGCAACGATGGTTGTACCTTGAATAAAGGCATCTTCAATACTTAATTGAGAACCATCAAGCCATTGGCCCGCTAATCTTGTCGGATCGGTAGTTCGCACGACGTTCATAAATGCAGCGCTTGAAGGACCGCCATAAGGAAGCCATCCAGAAAGACCTGCAACTTTCGCATTCTCATCGCCAACAACATAAATGCCATCGGTTATTGCAGCGGTAGGAATACCGTTGACAGCATCTGTAATATTACATTGCGCAGCTGTTGCAGGAGAAGCAGTTGTACCAATGGTTAGAATACCATTTATACGATCAACGCCTATCACGAATAATCCGTGGCCGGCGCTTCCGAATGCCCGAGGAGTTTGAGTTCCGGCAGCACAAAGATCAAGTTGCATACCTACTTCGAATTGTAGCGAAGAATCAGCTATTGCAAGAACTAATTGAGAGCTGGCAAGAGTTGTTGAAGAACCGATTGTTCCTCTGATACCTGTACCATCGCCATATACGGCGCCGCCCATATCGCGACCTAAGTTGTCTAAACAGCCGTCCATTTCAATTGTAACAGCTTCCACGAAAGCGTTACGATTTCCACGAGTCTGTAAAACAACCTGGCTTGAAAGAGTTGTATACTGATAATTGGTTACGTTTGGCACGATAAAATCAACGGCTTGCGTTGAAGTTGTTTGCCCGCCAGTTTGCGCCGAACTGAATAGGGCGCTGCGACCTTGGCTGGTAGCATATTTTACTGGCCAAAGGAAGCTACGGCCTCCAACGCCAGACATTACGTGCTGTTTCTTTGTTAGAAGAGCCCATAATGGATTGTTTACGAAGGTTGTATTTACAACCCCGCCGTCCCGATAATATTCTTTCAGGATGGCATCAAGAGATGTCATACTATTGCCGATTGAAGTCATAAAATTATTCCTTTGATATTGATTATCTTTATTGAAATCTGATATTGATTGATTATTTTATGTCTCAATTATAGCTTTTAATAAAACAAATAAGCCGCGCAAAACATGCAAAATAAAGAAACAGAAAGATACAAGCGTATTGCTTGATGATTTTATATCAGATTATTACCACATTATTATTTTTCAGATCCGAGAACTCTTTTTACCTGCTCGCGTCTCGCTTCGCGATTTTTTAATGGAATCTTTCTTGCAGGAGAAGATGATTCGCCGAAGGGCGATGAAACCGATGGAGGAGCCGATGATAAAGAAGAATGCGATAATGTTGCGGATCTGCGAACGATCGGAGCGTATTCTTGCGCCTCTTCTCTTCTTTCCTCGTCCCGGAAATGCGATTTGAACTTCTTTTTCTCTTTTAATCGAGATATTTGCGAAACCGTAAACTCTTCAAGTTTTTCTTCCAATTCTTTGATAACATCGATGGCTTGCAAAGTAAAATCGGCCGGGTTAAATGTTCTTCCTACTGCTTCGGCTTGCTTTATCTCGTCCTGATATGCCGCATTCATTAGATCATATACCTGTTCCGCACAAGCTTCTTTACCATTATCCAATATACATTCATATTCTTCCGTAATAAGAGGCATTATGTTATCTTTAACATATGTATATTTTATATTTTGGATTTTTTGCTCATATTCTTTTTGAGATGAATCAGCTTGCCGTTTTCTTTCGGCAGCTCTTTCCTCTTCATATTCAGCCAACCGTCTTTTCGTTTGCTCTTCGAACGTTTCTTCTTTTTCTTTTTTTGGTTCATCGGCGATTGAAAATGTCTTGTTGAATATTTTTCTTTGGAACTCGGCCTGATCCATATTTAATGCTTTTGCAAGAACTGTTGGATCGTCTTTTGCCTGATCCAATAATGCTTTCAATTCTGATGTTTGCGTCATTTGCTCTTTGGCGCGTTTTTCCATTGCAATGGCACGGTTTCGTATATCATTTGCCTCGCGAAACTCTTCCTTTCGTTTTGCGCGGCGTTCTTCCGGCGTTTGCGCAATATCGGCCTCGGATTTTTCGATATCCAGCCCTTGACTTTCGGCGCCCTCGGCCTTATCATAACGCAAGGAGGCAGACGATGATGACTGACCGGCGCGAACGTGCTTTATTTCGATTGGATTATTGGCAACGGCGGTTGAGCCGAGCCCTTGTTTTTTTACAGACATTACGCTCATTTTAATTCCTTCTTTTTTTTAATTTATATTATTGACCTGCTGGATTCATTCCAGGCGCAGGACCTACCGGCGGACCATTTTGCGGCCCCGGAGGAGGCCCTTGAGGAGCAGGAGGTTGCGCAGCCGCCTGTTGTTCTGCTTGTAATTGCTTCTGAACGTCTATTATTTCGTTCATAAACTGTCTTACGAGTTCTAATCTGTCTTCTGGACAAGCATCAACCTGCAATTGCGTATAAATGCCTTGGGCTACATTTAAAGCAAGAGGAAGATTCATATAGATTTCAGGATGATGGTAAACTCCATCTTCAACCATTTCGGAGAGCCATTTCTCTGTAAGTCGAAGAGAAGAGGTTTGAAGATTAACTTCTCCTTCAAGATCAGGATCAAGATTTAAGAGAGACATTCCTCTCTCTTTAGAAATCCATTGATTTTGGATATATTCGGAAATTGTTTCAATTCTACCCGCTGGCGTATCGGGAAGCTGGGAGGTTGGAAAGCATTGAACATCAAATGGACAATCAAGGTTAACATCTTTCCATTTGATTTCATGAAGCATTTTCTTTTCAACGTAGGTTGCTTTAAGGTTTGGATTTCTTGTATAAAGATCCTTTGACATATCAACCATAATTTTTGCAACGTCCATAAACCATTTTTCCCATCGAAGGGCGACCATTGCAAATCTTGAAGTTTCAATATCTGTAACGGTTCTAATTGCAACTGCGGAATCAACTCCGGCAGGTTTCTGGCCCGAGGCAGAAGATTGAGTTACGCCCACAATTTGATAAGCTTGCTCTATAAACCATTTAAGATGCTCATAGATTTCATGATTTTGTGCTGTCGGAGTAAGCCAGGTTGGCGGTTGTGGGCCTGAATATGTAACCATTCTTGCGATCGTATTATTAAGAAGATGATCAGATGCAATCTTTGCTCCGTCAGGCACGAATACCATAGGAACAGCCGCAAGTTCAATAGAACGTTGAATTGTTGTTAAAAGCTTATTGATTTCCGTTTGAATTGCAAGAAGTTCTTCCGTAATTCCTCTTCCTTGATAGCCTAATGGTTTATTCATCCAACGAAATGGAACGATTGGAAAATAATCTTTTTCATAGTCTTCCGCAAATAAGGTTGCCGATGAAATCGAAATGCAATGTTTGCCGTCTTTTGCGCCTTTTGCGGATGATTTATGCCAGGATTCGATGACTTTTATAAGGTCGGTTGTGCTGGATAATGCCATTTTCCCAAGCATATACGATTGAGCTTCGCCTATTTCGGCTATTTTATCAGGAAATCTTGACATAAGAGCATCGCGATTGACCAATCGTATTTGATGAATGCATTTAGGATCCTGGTATAATCCATCAAGCTCATCAACGACAATCTCGCCAAGAGCGCACCATTCGGTCTTAATTTCTTTATCTTCCTCAAATATCTTTAAGAATCCTGTTCCGACAATACAAGCATCGCGAAATACGGCTTCTGCATTATCATATACTTTTGCTTGCTTAAAAAGACCGGACATATATTTTGTCAGCTTTTGCGCCCTTAATTTAAGAAAATAATCGTTAGAACCTGTTGTAACGAAGGACATTTTAGGCTGATCTTTTGCAATTTTGGCCGCGCAGGTATCAATAACCGACTGAATAACGTTCAATGCGATACGATTTGATGATGAGTTTTGATTGGCGGAGTTTCTTCCTCCAAGCATTTGGAATGGATAACCAAGAATCTCATAATTACCATAAAGTCTTGCAAAAATTACTCTTAAATTATTCAGAATAGATTGAGAAGACTCAATTGTAAGAACAGATTGAAAAACTGATTCGTGCAATTCGTCATCAGCCTCGTTCCACCAGTAGGCTGACGGTTTTGTTTTTTGATAAACTTTGATCTTTTTTACATCTTCTTTTTTTGCTGATGTAAACTCGCCGGATCCTCTAACCTGCTTATATTCCTTTTTTGCCGGCTTTTTGCTTGTTTTTGGTTTTTTATCTGTTTTATCCATTTTTTAACCTTTTGGTTTCATTGATTCGAGGAGCATTTGGATCTCTGTTGGAACATTTGGAGATGAATAAAATAGAGGATCCTCCTGAAATACAGGTTTATCGCTATCTTTAATTTCCGGGGCGTAATGTTCTTTGGAAAGCTCAAAATCTCCAAGCTTTAATGATGTCATCTTATTTGCAATAAATAAAGATAAAAGTTCTTTCATCTGTTCAAATGTAAGTCTCGCATTAGTAGCCATAGTCAATCTCCATATTTAATTCATAATTTACATCAAGTTTATTTTCCTGATTACCCAAAAGCTTCTTATGCTGATCAAGGAGGTTTTGTCTTATAACATCTTCCGCATTTGGATTTATTATAACAGCAGGTTCATACCAATAATGTCTTGATGCAAAAAATCCGTACAACAAACTATCTGTAATATGGTTTGGTAAGCTGTCCTTTTCTTTATGTCTTCCTTCTTGCAAAGCCCTTGGATCACATATCAATTCATCAAGTTCTTTAATAAGCTCTTTATTTGTTTGTTCAAGAATCAATACGTTTTTTGTAATAAAATCCGAATTAAGCATTGTTATATGAGCAAACTTACCCATCTTATCTGCCGGCTCTATGTATATACCGTGGACCTGTCTTATCTCTTCCACGCATTGTTTTGCGGCCGAATCTCCAACGATCATCCTAAAATCATATCTTTTTTGATATTCTCTTATTTTAGCAACAGCATCTGTTATTGTAAGATGCTGATATTTGGATGATTCAAGAACATACATTTTATTATTAAAAGATCTATTATAACAAGAAACAACAAATGCTGTTGCGTCTTCAAATCCAAAATCGCAGGAAAGAATATAGGTCGTATTTTTTAATAAATCTAATGGAAGAGAGCTTATATAGTTTTGATCTGTTGATTTATAGACTCTTGCGTCTACTTCAACAACCCATTCGTTAAGAACCTCTTGTCTAAATGAGGAAGTTTGAACAATAAGAGGATTATTTTCGATCATTTGATCAATTTCTTTTTGTATTTTATCTCTAACATGCGGATTATTTTTCCAACTCCAGGAGAACTTTTTCCATTCTTTTTCTTTTGACTCCGGTTTATTTATTTGATACCAATAATGGTTTCCCATTTGATTTCCGCACGTTCCCATTATACATAATGTAGAGTTTGTTTCTGCTAATGTCATTGCAAGAACCGATGTTGTTAAAGCGCGAAGGTCTTGTTGCCAAGATTGCGCTTCATCCACAATACATAATCTGTATTTATTCCCGCGCAATTTATTCATTTGTTTGGGCGTAGCATCGCAACCTGCGAGAAAAATTACCGATTTATTAAACCTTATTTCCAGTTTTGTTTCAAGAAACTCATATTTAATCTTATGTTTGATGAAAATCGGTTCTAAAATATCCTTCCAAATAACCGTTTTGGCTGTTGAGTTTGTTAGACCAATATAAATCAGCTTACTTCCTGGATATTTAAGTCCTTCTTGAAGAAGATATAATGCAGCTGAAGAGGTCTTTCCCGAATTGTGCGTAATAAATCCATTTGCAGTTAAATAAAGATGAGATTCTGAATCTACTTCTAAATCATAAGTCTCCTCAAATCTTGAACTTCCTACCTTAAATCCCGCATAACCTTCAACATCATTACGTTCAGGCGTTTGATCATATTCTGGTTTATATTTTTTTCTTTCTAATACAAGATAAGAAGATAATTCTTTCAATATTATTTTAACGAATAGGTTGGATTTAACAGCTATATAATATAATGGTCCGTTAATATATTTTTCTCTATTATCGATGCTTCGTTGGGGCACGCATTGCCATAATGATCTAAAAAGATATTCTAATGCATCTATGATTGATTTAGACTGCATTCTAATTCTTAAATTAAGACAATTATCATTTCCTATATAAATAGAACCATCTGTATCTAAAATACCCGCTATAAAGGCTAAAATACTTTTTCTGTTCCATGTTTTTAATAATTCAAGATCAATAAACTTTTCATGGGCTTTTTTATCTTTACAGAAACGATCATAATGGTTACAGATAATTTTTTG